TTATGATGGAACAGTTATTGAGATTGATGATGCTTTCCGTGGTGAAGGTGGAGCAATTCTTTTATCTCAAACAGATAACGCACAGTCTTATCGCAATTTTGTAGACCACCCAGCACAATTATTTACTGCTGAGCACACAAACTTTACTGAGGCTCGCCTCACACCTAAGATGCCTGAGTATTACACAGGTTATGCAAACCAACTTAATACATTCTTCCGCTCACCTGATGGTCGTATTGACCCAGTGATTGAAATGTTCCTTAATGGAATGAAGCCAGAGCAGGCTGTTGCTTGGTTGCGTAAGCCAGAAAATGCTGCTTATGCTCGTAAGTTTAACATTGATGTTCCTGGTATCAAGGTAATGTCAGAGCGTTTAAATGTATCTATGGATGCAGAAGATTTTGTTGGTGATTTATACAGCGCCTATAACCGCTATCTTCCAGACGATGAAGTGCAAGAAGCCTTCCGCAATGGCGAGGCAAGTGAGCAATGGTTGCGTACACACTTTATGGATAACCCAGAAATGCCAGACATTATTGGTCGTATCGTGCCTACAAGCCCAGAAGCGGCTAACTGGCGTGAGGGTATGAGTAAGGTTGTAGAGCGTGCGTTCCACTTCCTTGGCTCATTGCCTGAAACAACAGTGGCTCGTCACCCATTAGCCCGTCAGATTTACCGCGCTGAATACAAGAACCGTTTAGATATTGCTCTTGCTACAAAGCGTTTAAACGAAGGCGATGCTGCTGAACTTACTGTAGATGAGATTAACAATCTACGCGGACAGGTCATTGAGGCTACACGCAAAGAAGTTAATAGCACACTCTTTACCATTATTCGCAAGTCATACGCAGGCGAAAAAATGCGTTTCATTATGCCGTTCTTTAACGCATGGGAAAACACTATCCGCCGTTGGTATGGACTTACTAAGGAAAATCCAGCAGTTGTCGCCCGTGCAGGACAGGTTATTTCTTCTCTGCGTAACCAGCCAAATGTGGTTGACCAAGATGGTAACCCAACTACTGAGTTTAGTTATGACAACAAGATTGTTCTACCTATGCCAGAAGGTGCGATTAAAACAATCAGCCTTATTCCAGGGTGGGGCAAGGGAATGGCAGAGGCAATGCGTTCATCTGGAACACAGATGTCTATTCCAATTCGAAGCCTTGACCTCTTGTTCCAAGGTGAAGCACTTGCGGGATTTGGTCCTATCGTAACTATTCCAGTTAATGAATTAGTTTTGATGAAGCCAGACCTAGAAGATATAGTCACATCAAGCGTGTTACCAGTTCTTCCATTTGGTCCACAAGGCTCAAGCAAAGATGTTATTCAAAGAATGGTAAGCCAACTGTTTCCACCTGCAGCACAGAAACTTATTTCTTTGCAGGGTCAAGATGAAGCATGGAGCCGTACATTCAACACTGTTTACCGCTATGAGTTAATTCGCTTTAACCTTGGCGAGCGCAATACACTACCTGAACTAGGTGAGATTAAAGAATTAGCAGATAACCTGTACAGAGTTAGGATTCTTTCTAACTTGGTAATGCCATTTGCTGCACAGTATGACTCAACCTTGAGTTTCTATACTCAACAGTTCCGCCGTTTGCAGCAGGTTTATGGTGCAGATGCAGAGGCTTTATTCCTTGAGATGTACCCTGAAATGGGTCCTGCTTTAGTTAGCGCCTCATATAACCCAACTGGTGCTGTTGCATCACAGGCTGCATTTAAGAACATCCAGAAGTACGGTGGCTTGATTGGCAAGATTGGTCAGACTACACCTGAAATGATTGGCTTCTTAGTCAATGACCCTGATGGCAAGTATGACTTCTCAGAAGCAGTTTATGCATGGCAGTATGGCAATGCCCCTGTTCCTGGTTCTACAGAGAACTATCGTACTCGCCGTAACCCAGCAGACTTGAAGAAGGATGCTAATGTGAAGATGGGTTGGATTGAGTTCCGCAAGAACATGAACCTTCTTAACTCACAACTGTTTGCACAAGGCTACGAATCTTATAGTGAATCAGGTGCTGAGGAGTTGCAGGCTATTAAGCAGATGATGGTTGCTGACCTGACTAGTCGTAATAAAGATTGGGCTGTGGATTACTTTAGTGTAGACCGAGGTAAGTGGGTCTATCGTATGGACTCAATGCGTACAATGTTAAGCGACCCTACATGGATGAAAGAAAATGGTCAGCGCCAAGTAGTTCAGGCTATGGCTGTTTATCTAAATGTACGCACACAAATTGCACGAGAGTTGGCAAGCCGTAAAGCATACGGAATGGCATCAACACTTGCGGCAAAAGATAATGCAGACCTTGATGGTTTGTGGAATAAGACAATCGCTCAACTACTTCAAGGCTCTGGTGAGTTTGAAGATTTCTATAACCGTTTCTTGCAAAATGACCCTGTGACTTTGGGATAGGACTATGGACGAAAAAGTAATATATCAGATACTTAAAAAAGAAAATCCTAGTTTTTCAGAGAGCAGACTTCGTGCTACCGCAAAACAAATTGTTGATAACCCAGAGATACTTGAAAGCGGTATGCTTGGTGGTTTATTAACCAAGGCTGCTGCAACAAAAATAGGCAAAGGACTCAAGGCTATTGGTGGTCTTGCAGGAACTCTTGTTGCACGCCAACCAAGTGGAAAAGTTGCTAAAGGTAAAACAGCGCTTCGCGTTGGTGGAGTTGGCGCTGCTGGTTTAGCAGTTCCAAATATGTTTGGTGGCGGAGACTCAACTGCACAGGAAGATGCAACTCCAGATGCAACGGCTCAGGTAAATATGATGCTGTCGTTAGCAACGGCTCAATCTCAAGGAGTTAATATTGAGGGCGTAGTGCAAAGTCCTGTTTTTCAGCAAATCATGAAAAATCCAAAATTTACTATTGGTTCACTTTTGAATAGTGGTACTGTTGATTTAGGTGAAGATAACGGTGTTTACACTGGAAAGTCTGTAAGTTCTGGTGGTCAATATGTAGGTTCACAATTTGTTCCTAATCCAAATAAAACATCTGTTCCATTAACAGAGTGGAAGAATCAGTTTCCTATTTCAGACCCAAAGGCTTTGGCTGCTTGGAAAGCAAAACTTGTATCTGCTGGTGTAGTTAGTGCAAGTGCAGGATTACCTGAACTTAAGAAACAATGGGAAGCCTGGGGAGAATACTCACAGGAGATGAATCGTCAGGGTAAGAAGTTAACTCCTGACCAACTACTTGACATCCAGCGCGGACTATGGGGCGGTGGAGGTGGAGGCAAAGATTACTCTACTCAATACCAGGTCAACCTTCTTAAAGAAGAAAATGTTAAGGCTATGTACAAGGCTGCCAGAGAACAAGAGGCAGGTCTTGTTGTAGGCGATGAGCAGGCTGCTGCATTTGCAGAGCGCATTAAGGCTCGTCAAATGGCAACACCTACAAAGACTGAGTACAAGAAGATTAAGGGCAAGATGACACCTGTAACTACACCAGGTTTCGGTGAAGCAGAGACTGCTGCTGCCGCGTTAGAACTTGCTAAGAAAGACCCACTATACGCAGAATTCCAAACAGCAAATGTGTTTGGTTCAGCACTTGAGAAGGCATTGGGGGTTAGACCATAATGGTAGATACAACAACTATTCAAGGTATTAACGCTGCAAGCGCAGCAGACCCATTTGGTCAAGGTAAAAATGACAAATCTACACCATCAATGACAACTTGGATTGTCAACCTTCTTAAGAATGTCCCTGAACTTAGAAATATCTACGACTCAGTACGCAACCCAGACGGCAGTTTTAATAGAACTGTTGATGCCATTGTAGATATGATTACCAGCAGTTCTTGGTACCTGGACAATGGACCAACTGTTGCTGCAAATGTTGCTTCACGCTACAAGTTTGGTGAGAAGTACTATAACCAAAAGGTTAACCAGTACAAGATTACTATTTCTGGTCTTGCTACAGCCATTGGTTTAGATGTTAATGACCCAACTGTTGCTGACTACTTAGAAGGTTTAGCAGAGACATCATTCCTTAATGGCTGGGATGAGGACTACATTGAGAATACAATCATTGGCAATGCTGACATTGTTAATAAAATCAGTGGTGGTGCTTATGAGAAAGCAGTACAAGACTTGGCTGAGTATGGCAATCTTATGGGATTTACTTTAAGCGATACAACCAAAAAAGACTACCAGCGCCGTCTTATTGGTCAAGTAACCGAAGGTGGACTACGCTCTCGTACGACACCAGACCAGATTAAAAAAGAGATTCGTGATAAGCAGGCTTTGCTTTATCCAATGTTTGCCGATGACTTTGCAGTAGGTCGTACCCTTTGGGATGTAACATCATCACAGCGTAAGAAGTGGGCTGACCTTCTTGAAATGAGTGAGGATGACCTTGACTGGAATGACCCACTATGGAAAGACGGAAAAATCTTTACTATGGTTGATGAGAAAACTGGCAAGGTAGTTGCTCGTCCAGCATGGGATGCTGAGAAACTTATCAAAGCAGATGAGCGTTGGCAGTATACAGAGAACGCTACAAAAACTTACGATAAGTGGGGCACTGGAATCCTTACTAAATTTGGAATGGCGGCTATCTGATGTTTAATTTTAATCCAGACCAAATGTTACTTGATGATGGTCAGCCTACTAGAAAAATAGTATCTGCTGAACGCAATGACACCAGCAAGATAACAGATGCTGAGGTTAAGGCTGCTTCTATTGCTGCTGCAAGAGAATTAGCAGCAGTTCCTTATGCAGAGTTGCCAGCCGAAGTAAAAAAGGCAATGACTGCTACAGAAAAGCGCGAGTACATAACTGCCCAGCGTGAAGAAACAGCAAGAATTGACCGAGAAGAAGCAACTTTTTCTGACCCATTGCAGAACCCAGACCAACGCCCTGATGCTCAGACATTGGGTGATAACAACTATATTATTTATTACAGTTGGGTTGGTGGAACAAAAAGCGGTAACTGGCGACCAACTCGTGTTCCTCGTACAGAAGAAAATGTTGCCATCTATGGTGGTCGTCAAGTTGGTGGACCAACAAGAGCATCACAAACTGGTAAAGTTTCAGATGCAAATACATTAGTTATACAGCCAAAGCCTATTCGAGATAATGATGGGCAGATTACTGGCTGGGAAGTTGATGGCACTAACTCTATTGATTTAATTGGTACCGATGGAACTACTGATGGTACTGGCGGTACAAGCGGTACAGGCACTGGAACTCCTAATTTTAAACCTGGTGGTACAGGTGGCACTGGAGGCACAGGAGGAACTGGTGGCACGGGTGGAACGGGTGGTACTAGTGGCACAGGTGCAAGAGGTCTTACTCAGGCAGATGTAGATGCAGCCGTTGCTAAAGCCCTTGCTGCTTCTACTGCACAAACTAATGCTTTAGTTGCTGAACAAAAAGCACAGGCTGCTGCTGCAGCATTTGCTACAAAAACAAAAGCATCTGACCGCCTCAAGGCAATGTTTGATGCAGTTGGCTTAGGAAGTCTTGCTGGCTTTATCAATAAGAGAATTATGGAAGATGCTTCTGAGGAAGCAGTGCTTCTTGAACTTTATGAACAACCAGAATATCAGTTGCGTTTTCCAGGTATGAAAGCATTACGCGCTAAAGGTAAAACTATTACCGAAGATGAGTACATTAAAAATGAAAAAGCGTTTGAAGCAACTGCTCGTTTCTTTGAAATCCCTGTAGGATTTTATGATACGCCTGATGACTTTGGAAAACTTATTGGAAATCTAGTTTCTCCAAAAGAATACCAAGACCGCTTGCAAGTAGGTCAGGATTTGTCTCGCTCCATGTCTCCAGGTGTCAAGTTGCAACTACAAGAACTTTACAATATTGGAGAAGGCGGCATTACAGCCTATGTTCTTGACCCAGATAGAGCATTAGCGATTCTCCAGAAGCAAGCAAAGTCTGCACAATTTATTGGCTTTGGTCGTGAAAAGGGCTTGAAGTTAGAAGGCATGACTGCTGCTCAAGCAGAACAGATTGTCGGAACAGAAGCCTACTCTAAACTATCAGCACAACAAATGCAGACAGCACTTGGTCAAGCAGCACAATTACGCAAAACTCAATCACGCCTTACAGGAATTGAAGGCGAAGTTTACAATGAGAATGAAGCGTTACAGGCTGTTATCGAAGGAAGCCCAGAAGCAATCCTTGCATCACAACAAAGAGCACAGCGTGAAGGCGCTCGCTTTGGTGGTGGTTCAGGAATTACTGGCTCATCACTTCGTTCAACACCAACAGCAATATAAAAGAATCCCCACCGTGACCGACTAGCCCACGGGGGCGTACAAGTCTAGGAGCAATAGCCAATTTAGTTTCCCCGAACTTCATTGTGGATTGCGAATACAACTACTAACAAGGGAGATAGGCTGATGCCTACAAATTACCAGTTCGATGACGAAGATGACATGGACACATCAACAGATGTGGTGTCTCAACTCCGTAAGGTAAATCGTGCGCTTGAAAAGCGTGCAAAAGAACTAGAACAGGAGTTGAGTGGTCTTAAAACACAGACCCGTCAACGCACTGTCAAGGATGTATTACAGGCAAAGGGATTAAACCCAAAGATTGCAGTATTCATACCACAAGATGTAGATACCTCTGAGGAGGCTATTGCTGCGTGGGTAGATGAATACGGAGATGTCTTTGGTGTACAGCCCGCTCAAACAAATGAAGCGCCAACACAAAAGGGTCCAGACCTCTCAGCACAACACCGTATGAACAATGTCGTATCAAGTGGCTCAATGCCAGATATTGATGAGGACATGTTCGCCAAGGTAGCAGGTGTAAAGAGTAAAGAGGACCTAGATGCACTCCTTGGACTTAACTAATAAACAAACATCAACCAATCACCAGGAGGTGAACACATGGCATATAACGACACTACCTCGATGGCGGGACTCGTCAAAACAGCGTATGACCGTTATGTAGAATTCGCACTTCGTGCCCAGCCAATGATTCGTGCAGTGGCTGACAAGCGCCCAGTGCAGCAGGCGATGCCAGGTTCAAGCGTTGTATTCTCACTTTACAATGACTTGGCAGCGGCAACATCTGCTCTTTCAGAAACAACCGATGTAGATGCAGTAGCACTACCAGATGTTTCAACAGTTTCTGTAACTCTAAATGAGCAAGGAAACTCATCACTTACAACTCGCAAGTTAGAGTTGTTCTCACTCTCAGATGTTGACCCAGCAATCGCTGACATCATCGCATACAACATGGCGGATTCTCTGGACATCATTGCTCAGACACCACTTCGCCAGGGTACAAATGTTATCTACTCAGGTACAGCAACATCAACAGCAACAATCACAGCAGGTATGACAATCACATCTGCTAACCTTCGTAAGGCAGTTGCTAAGTTGCGTACAGGAAAGGCTGTTCCTCGTCAGGGAAGCCTATACTGGGCAGGTATTCACCCAGAAGTTTCACACGACCTTCGTGCTGAGACAGGCAATGTTGGATGGCGTGACATCCACACTCACACAGAGCAGTCACAGGGCAACCTATGGGCTGGCACAATCGGTACATACGAAGGTGCTTTCTATGTAGAAAACCCACGCATGTTCTCTGAGAAGGCTGGCGCTGACCAGACTGCTCTAGCAACAACAGCAGTAACAGTCGCTGGTACATCAGCAGGCTTTACATTCGGTGTTGCTTCAACAGCCGTCATTGCTTCTCGTGCAGAAGTTGGCGACAAGATTGCAGGAACAGGTATCGCTTCTGGTGCCAAGATTACTGCTATCACAACATCAGGTTCAACAACAACATTTACTGTTGACACAGCAAACACTGCTGCTGTCACAGCAACAACTGTTGTAACCGTTACACCAGTAACAGAAGTATTCGACACAATTCTCTGCGGTAAGCAGGCATTGGCGGAGGCTGTGGCTCAAGAGCCAGGCGTTGTTATTGGTAATGTGACTGACCGCTTGATGCGTTTCCGCCCAATCGGATGGTACGGCGTACTTGGTTTCGCCCGCTACCGTGAGGCTGCGCTATATCGCATTGAATCAGGCTCATCAATCGCTGCACTTTAATCGTGCGGGAGGGGTGGGGCGAAAGCCCTGCCCCTTCACTTATTAGTAAGGACAAACAATGACTCAGTATAAATTCACAACACCAACTGTTGAGGAAACTCCAATGGGTGAAGGAGTATTGTTTGAGCGTTACACCATCACACGAGGTGTCACTGTGATGCGGCATAATGGTATCTACTCCTCTTACCGATACCCAAGTCAGACAGAAACCCTATCTGCACAAGAACTGTACATGGGTGGAACTGTCACTGTTATTGACCAGGCAACCGCTGATGCCCTAACAGCACAGGGATACGGCGCTTACATAGAGGCTATCTAATGAATTTACATCAAAGACAAACGCACCCTGAATATGTTGAAGGTTGCTTTGGATGCAAAGTTACAACCCTTGAAATGGGAGTAGGCGATGCCAACTCTAAGGTAGCAATGTCTACAAGCAAGTGGGATGCAGAACTAAAAGCCTATAAGGATGCTCGTGCACAAGGTATTCAACCAGCAGGAACAACCATGGCAAAGGTTCAAGAAGCGGTAAGAATTTCCGACAAGGTTGGTAAAGCCTTTGACGGTAACACGGGAACATTCAAATAGGAGGAGCCATGGCTGCTAGAAAGAAACCAGCAAGTAACAAGGTGCAAAAGGTTCAGGTTATTGATGATAACTACTCACCTTTAGAGCAGTACTGCATAGCCCTAAATGAATACTGGAAGGCGCTTAAGAAGGCAGGCTTCCCTGAATCAATCTGTATGACACTTATCATGGATAAAGATTCATACCCTGATTGGATTCTTCCTAAGCCAATTAACCCAACCGATATACCACTGTTCGACCCCTACGAAGATGAAGATGAGGACTAATTATGTGCATTAAATGTGGATGCTACGGCTCAGTAAACCCCTACGGTGTAGGTGGTCGCGCACTAAACGCTGCTCCAGCAGAGGCGAACATTGCCTTGTATAACAACATCAAGATTGTTCGCATTGGCGAAGAAGGACCTATGGCAGAAAAGGATGACAAGAATGAAGAAAAGTACTCCTAAGAAAGATAAGGTTGCCAAGGTAATGGGTGAGTTTAAACGCGGAACCCTTAATGCAGGCAAAGACCCAAAGGGTCCTAAGAAGGCAGCAGTAGTCAAGAACCGCAAGCAGGCAATCGCTATTGCATTGTCTCAGGCTGGCAAGGCTAAGAAGCGTGCCAAGTAAAAAAGACCCAAGGTTGGCACGAGCGGGAGTATCTGGTTTTAATAAACCAAAGCGTACTCCTTCTCACCCAACTAAGTCACATGTTGTGGTTGCCAAAGAAGGCAGTCAAGTTAAGACCATTCGTTTTGGTCAGCAAGGGGTAACTGGCGATAGAAAGCCATCAGCCCGTCAAGCATCATTCAAAGCACGCCACGCCAAGAACATTGCCAAAGGCAAGATGAGCGCGGCGTTCTGGGCAGACAAGGTGAAGTGGTGAAGAAGAAAGCATTTTGGGATAAGCCAAACCCTAAGAAGAAGTCAACCCCGTTGACATCGGCACAAAAGACTAAGGCTAAGGCAGCAGCAAAGAAGGCTGGTCGTCCCTATCCAAACCTTGTAGACAACGCAGCAGCGAAGCGAAAGGCTAAGTAATGGCAACAGGAGCAGCAGGAAGTTCATTGGCAGACGAACTCAATCGTCTTGCAAACGGTGGCACATATCCAGTAATGACAGCATACAAAGTAGAACAAGGTGCTGCTAACGCATGGGCTGGCACATCTGGTCTAGGTCTTATTGCTGCTCTTAATTACAAGGCTGATTCAACTCGCCAACCAGATGACTACAAAGACTACAACGCCATCTGTAATGAGTTAGCAGGAACCACTGGATTATCAGGAGTCGTAGCCTTAAGGAGTATTGACCTATGAGTTCAACATTTAATGAACTAGCAGACCGCGTTGAAGCGGTGCTGCATGGCTACACAGAAAATACTGAGCCAAGCACTTGGCTTACAACGAGTGCTACTAGCACAACTACAACGCTATCTGTGTACGATGCAACAGGTATCGGTCGTGGTTATGTACAGATTGACGATGAAATTGTATTCGTTAACAATACAGACAATGTAGCCAACACTCTTACCCTTGCACCATGGGGTCGTGGACAGCGTGGCACTACGCCAGCAACTCACGCTCAGAACGCAAAGATAACAGCATCGCCATTGTTCCCACGCAATGAGATTAAGAAGGCTATTAACAACACTATTGATGCTATGTACCCAATGGTATTTGCTACTGCTAGTACAGACTTTAAGTTTATTGCAGCCCGTACTACATACCAGTTGCCTGCAGATTTTCAGAACGCACTCAGCGTTACCTACTCAACAGTAGGACCAACAAAAGAGTGGATGCCAGTTCGTGCCTACAACCTAGACCGCTCAGCAGATACAGATGCATTTACATCTGCTCGTAGCATTAGCGTTTATGCAGGCATTGTGCCTGGACAAACAGTGCATGTGTTCTACTCCAAGCGCCCAACGCTTCTTGTCAATGGCAATGATGACTATGACACAACAACAGGCTTGCCTTCATACTCAGAAGATGTAGTCATCTATGGCGCAGCCTTCCGTATGGTTTCATTTTTGGACCCTTCACGCCTTGGTCCACAGTCTGCATCTGCAGACATCCTTGATGGTGTGCGACCAACAGGTTCTGGACAGAACGCTTCCAGATACTTGTACAGCATTTACCAGCAGCGTTTAAACGAAGTTGCGGACAACCAACGCCGTCAACACCCAATCCGTTCCCACTACCAGAGATAGGTTAAAAAATGGCAGCAGGCGACCCAGGCTCCCCAGCGCGGTACTACTCCTCGATTGCAGTAGAAACAGCGTTATCAGGTTCCATTCCAGCACAGGCACAAGGCGCAGCAAACACCGCGTTCATTGTTGCATCTGTCTCTGGCTTTCCATCATCATACCCTTACACACTTATTGTTGACCCAGATACATCTAAGGAAGAAGTAGTAACCGTTACCGCTGGTAGTGGAACAACCCTTAGCGTAACTCGTGGCTCTGACAATACCCAAGGCGTAGCACACTCCGCAGGAGCAGTTGTTCGCCACGGTGTATCAGGTCGTGACTTCCGTGAGTCAGAAACACATATTGCTGCACGCGGTTATGACATTGACCAAACAATCCTTGACCTTGCTAACCAGACACATGTTCACGGTATTGTCACTGGTGAAGGTGTAGTCGTTGGTACTCTTAAGACACAGACACTTACTAACAAGACCCTTACATCTCCAGTAATTACTAACCCAAGCATCTCTGGTGCTGGTGTAGATGCAAGTATTGTCTTTGAAGGTGCAACTGCCGATGCTCATGAAACAACTCTTACAGTAGTTGACCCAACACAAGACAATATTATTACTTTGCCTAATACAACTGGCACAGTAGTTATTGCAACAGCGGTTCAGACTCTTACCAACAAGACTATTGATATGACTGGTGTAACACTTACTGGCTTGTCATCTGCTGGAATGGTTTCATCTTCTGCTACTCCTAAAGATTATGTAGATGCAATTCTTGGCTCAGCAACTGCTGCAGCCACAAGTGCTGCTTCTGCTGCAGCCAGTGCAACTGCTGCTGCAACATCAGCAACAAGCGCAGCAAATAGCGCAACAGCATCTGCTTCTTCTGCAAGTGCTTCGGCTACATCAGCAACTGCAGCGGCTACCTCAGCAACCTCTGCTGCTGCCTCTGCTACAGCCGCTGCCACTTCTGCTACAAGCGCATCTAATAGTGCAACGGCTGCGGCAACTAGCGCTACAAGCGCTGCTGCTAGTGCAACCGCTGCTGCTACAAGCGCAACCAGTGCCGATGCAAGTGCGACAACTGCTGCCGCTTCTGTAGCAACTATTGCTGGCTATGCAACAAGCGCTGCTAATAGCGCTTCTGCTGCAGCAACAAGTGCTACTAGTGCTGCAACTAGCGCAGGTAGTTCGGAAGCATCTGCAATTTCATCTGCTACTAGCGCAAGTGCTGCAGCGACATCTGCAACTTCGGCTTCTACATCTGCTACTTCTGCAGCAACATCAGCCACTAGCGCTTTAACAAGTCAAACTGCAGCAGCAACTTCTGCAACATCTGCTGCTACTAGCGCATCAAGTGCGCTTACCAGTCAGACTGCTGCTGCAACAAGTGCTGCATCGGCTGCTACATCGGCTAACTCAGCATCCGTTGAAGCGCTTTCTGCTTTGACTAGCGCATCATCTGCAACATTATCAGCATCATCTGCTGCAACAAGTGCATCATCTGCTGCTACAACCTACGACAACTTTGATGACCGCTACCTTGGTAGCAAGTCATCGCCTCCGTCAGTAGATAATGATGGCAACACACTTCTTGTTGGTGCTATTTACTGGAACTCAACTCTTAACAATATGTATGTGTG